TGCTTTGGCAATGTTATTAAAATTTGAACTTGTTACAGTCATTTGTTTTTTCCTTTTATTATTATTGAAGCATAATTGCTTCGGTTATTATTATAAAAGATTAGGCTTAATCAGCCCAGTCTCCGTCAACTTTAACGTTACCTTTTTCAATATTTAAAATCAGTTCGTCAGTTGACATCTCTTTTATAGATTTGACAGGATTGTTTCCTGAAGCAGGCTTAGCTGGATTAATTCCAGATCCTGCATTTGCTTTAACTGAGAATAAAAATGCATTATTATCGTCTTTAGAATATGATGACACAGCATCATTAATACTTAAACCGTTTTCATGTACCCAATTTCCAGTAGCATCCTTCTTTAAACTTCCTACGATATCTTGATATGCCATTGTAGCGGCTTTATCAGATTTGAAATTTAAAGAGTTAAGTTGAGAACGCACAGCGTTATCTCTGCTTAATTCTGTGTTTTTTTGTTCATAAGTTTCAAGTTTAGCACTCATCTCAGCTATTTTCATTTGCATAACTTCTGAATGTTTACCTTGTTTCTCTAAGGACTCTATTTCAGACTTTTGCTTTTGACTTTTAGCTTCAGCAACAGCAGCAAGAGCATTATCTCTTTCAGTGTATGCATTATCTAAATTACTTTTGATGTTTTTAATAGCTTTAGAAACCTCAGCATCAACTAGACTTTTAATATCTGTTTGTTCTGTTTTAGGCTCACCAACTATAGTGTCTTCTTGTACTTTTACTTTTATTTCTTCACTCATTATTATCTCCTTGGGACACGGCCCTTGTTATATTTATTAATGAATCTATACTTATAAACAAATATAAATTCTGTTTGACTATCTTATTAATAGTCCTCTTTTAAAAGTTATAGGTGGCATTTCTTTATTTGTGTATATAGCCTTCTCTACATCTTCTAATTCTTCCATAACATCTCTATTCTGAGGATCTTCAGGTACTATTGTACCAAACACCTCTTTATAAAGATCATACGTATCTTTTATACTATCACATTTGGATAGTTTTTCTCTTCGTTCTTCTAATGTCATTATTTAGCCCTCGCTAATTTTTCTAACTCTAGCATTCTCGCTTCGAATACTTTAACAGTGTTAGGTATTATTTCTTTAAGTACAGCATAAGCTTTTTTATCATGTTGTAATGAGAATATGTTTGCAAAAATCTCTAACTCTATTCTGCCTCTTTTTTCATAATATTTTACACCATGACCCCATGCATGAAACTCAGATCTAAAACGACCTCTTGATAATGCATCGATTACATCAGATATATTACCATAACCATCTCCTTTTAAATCTGTAATAGTTATTTGATCATAGACTCTATCAGGATTCCATTTACTATATCTATTAACTCTAGAATGAGTACCTATTTTAGCATGAAGTTTACCTAAAGACTCTGAACTAATTACATGATAAGTTTCACCTTGTTTATTTAAAGAAGGATAACCAGTTCCTTTATGTAATTTTCTATCTTTATCAATAGCATCTTTAAAAACCTTACTAGACTCAGACCAACCATATGCTTTTGTATTATTAGATACAAAATCAACATGATGACCGTATTCATGACTTATAACATAACCTTTAGGTGCTTTATCTTTAGGCACTTTAGACCACTTACTTAAATCAGTGTCATTCAATTTAGCAGATACAAGACCATGAGTTCCGTAATAGTTTTCATAATAACCTTTTACAGAGTTCTTAATAACATCAGGTTTTGGTAAGTATCCAACAACAATTTTCTGTTGAGATGTTAATTGAGAATTAAAATCAGCTTGATAAGCTAATCTAGTTTTCTGTGATGGCTTGCCACCTATTAAATAATCTATTTCTACATCTTTAGAAACAGGGTTAACTGTTTTAACAACACTTCTAGGTACAACAACTTTTGGCGTAACCTTAACACCATTAAGTAATTCTTCTAATTTACTTACAGATACTAATTGACCATCTTTTGTACTAAATTGTGAAAACTTTAACTGACCCATGTTAAATATCGAAACTCTTTGTTGATTACCTAATACAGCTAATTTAAAATCATTAGTTTGTGTTGATAAAAACTGTTCAAAATTAGTTTCACTAGGAACTTGACCATTAAAGGATGCTCTCTTACTTTTAGAGATTCTTTTTAATCTTCTTTTACTAATTCTAGGACTATTTGTATCTCTTATATCTTCATAAGATTTAACAATAGGAACAGTTGTAGATCTACAGTTAAAATGCTGTGGAGGTCTTACACCTCTTGCATCATTCAATCTGAAGACCTTACCATCTAATCTTCCGCATATCATAGAAGTTCTTGAGTCTAAAGTTGCTACATATTGATAACCATCAATTACATCTTCGTTCAACTTGTAAGTTGCATTAGATATATTGCTTGATGTTTCAGTAATAGCAGTTCTAGATAAAGTTTTTAATTGAGCACTAGGTAAATCAATTGAATCACCTACATTCTTAGCAATTTTATTAACAGCTAAGTTATCTATCATACCTTTTCTCACAACATCTTTAATTCTTCTCTGTTGTGATAAACTAATAGATGCAATTTGCTCTGAGTATGTTCCTGCTGAATTAATAATTAAATCATTAACCTTCAACCCAGTATATACTTTACTTCTATAAACTTTACCTAAGCTTTGTTTTAAAGTATTGTTATGGAACTTAGAACTTGTGCCAGCCAGGGCTTTTAGTTCTGTAATTCCATTTCTATATATCTTACGATAAGTTTTTCTAGTCTCTAACGTTAAAGCACGGTTTAAAGCGTTTACACTTTTGTTACCATTCTTTATAGCTGAGTTTACTAATCGTTTTTTATGGGATGACATGACTTTTGTTAAATCGGTATCTAGTTTCTTCTCGTAAAGACTTAAAAGGGCACGTTCTTGCAGCCCTCTAGATAATATATCATCGTTTATACTCATTTATTCCTTTATTTTTTAGCGTTAAGTTTATCTAACTCTTCGTTAATTCTTTTAGAATATTCAGCAATTAAGATATCGTTTTTATTAACATCTAATGTAGCTAATATCTTTTTGTTATTGCAATCACCTAGTATAGCTAAATTTTGTTTAACTGCAGGTGATAGATCACTTTCTTTATATTTTTTGTCATCAATAGTTATGATTTTATCTTCAACTTTTTTATCTATAGTCATTATTATTTCCTTTTATATGTTTTCTTTTTAGATTTACTTTTAATCTTCTTTTTATCTTCTTCGTCTTCTTTTTTACTTCTTTTTTTATAAGCCATTAAGTTATTTCCCCTTCTGGTTCACACATGAATTTAACATATGCTTTAGATTCGTTAACTTTTGGTGGTGTCATACCAGCTAGTAAAGTTTTAGATGCATCATACCCAAAAGTAATGCAGGTATAATAATCATTAAAGTTTACATCAGGTGCAACGGGGTCAAGACATTTATTCTCAACACCGAAGCATAATGCTAGTACTAATATATAGTTTTCCATACTATCCCCATAAACTTCCAGTGATAGTACCTTTATTGTATTCAGTTGCTCTACTTTCAAAGAAGTTAGCATGTTCAACACCATTAATAACCCAATCAAGCCAGCTTAAAGGATTTTCTTTAACTTTATAATTTGGTTTTAATGATAATTGTAACAATCTTCTATCAGCAATATATCTTATATACTGTTTAACTTCTTCAGCTTTCAAACCTCTAATACCACCACTAGCAAATGCAAGATCTATAAACTTATCTTCTAGATCTACCATATCTCTAGCAGTTTGATATATTTCAGCTTTAAACTTCTCTGTCCATACTTCAGGATTCTCTTTTATCAATTGATGAAATAATTTAATCATCCCTTCAACATGATGAGTCTCGTCTCGTATAGACCAAGTAACTATTTGACACATTCCCTTCATACGACCAAACCTTTGAAAGTTTAATAGCATAACGAATGAAGCAAACAATTGTAAGCCTTCACCAAAAGCACTAAAGCAAGCAATATCTCTTATAAGACCTTCTGTGCCAGTACCTTTAGATTTAAATAGATAAGCATGTTTATCAGACATCTCTTTATACTCTTGAAATGCCTTATAATCAGTTAAATGTGTTTCACCAATAGTATCATTAAGTAATGAGTAACTATGAGCATGATTAGCTTCTGAATTAGCGAATGAACTTAACATCATCCTAACTTCAGGTGGTTTAAACTTAGGAATATATCTATCTAAGTAAGCTTGTGCGATATCAACATCACCTTGAGTAAAGAACTTAAGGATATTACTAATAAGACTCTTTTCTTCATCAGTTAATCTCTCATTCCAATCTCTTACATCTTCATGCAATGGTACTTCACTAGGTAACCAATGCATCTTCTGCATGGTATCGTAAGCTTCAAACGCCCATTCATATTCGAATGGTTTATAATGTGTTCGTGACTTAAATAGACTCATATTCTTTATTTCCTTTATTAACCTTCACAAGCTAAACAATCAGCTTCAGGTATTATTGTTCTTTCAACTTTTAACGATACAAGTTCGGCTCTTTTAATAGCTTCACTTCTACAATAGTATAATGTCTTTAATTTTCTCTTCCAAGCTAACATATGAATATCGTGTAACTCTTTTATGTTAACATCGGCAGGTACAAAAACATTTAATGATTGACCTTGACAAATAAACGGTTGTCTATCTGCTGCATGTTCAATCACCCATTGTTGATTTATTTCGATCGAAGTTTTGTATATATCTTTTTCGTAATCTGACAGATCTTTGAGATGCAATACAGAACCCCTGTTCGCAAGTATTGAAGTCCACGTTTTATCATTGTTTATTCCTTTTGTTTCTAATAATTTTTCTAAATGTTTGTTCTTAACTAAGAATGATCCACTCATAGTCTTCTGTACATAAGCATTTGCTCTATAAGGCTCTATTGAAGGCGATGTAGTACCACAGATAATAGAACTTGAAGCATTGGGTGCAATTGCTAATAAATGAGCATTACGCATTCCAGTACCTTCCATATCAGGGGCTTCACCACGTTTAACGGCTAACCTTTTAGACTCAGCTACAGCTTCGGCTTTAATATATTTAAATATACTTAAATTCTTAGCTTTAGCTAAAGCAGATTCAAATGGTATTCCACACTTTTGTAAATAAGCATGAAAACCCATAGCACCTAAGCCAATAGATCTTTCTTGTGTTGCAGAAAACTTTGCTCTGAATACATGTTCAGGTGCGTTTTCAATAAATGATGTTAATACATTATCTAAGAACCTAACAATGTCTGAAATAAATAATTTATCATTTTTCCATTCATCATAAGTTTCTAAATTCACAGAAGACAAACAACATACGGCAGTTCGGTCTTCGGCTGTGGGCAAAGTGATCTCAGTACATAAATTACTGTGATGAACTTTTAATCCTAAAGCTTTTTGTGTTTCAGGTAATGCATCATTGATATGATCAATAAAACACATGTAAGGCTCACCAGTAGCTACTCTATTTTCTAATATCTTAAGCCACAAGTCTCTAGCTGATACAGTTCTTACTGTTTTCTTAGTATGAGGATCAATTAAGTTCCAAGTATCATCATAAGTAGGTTCAGCTATACATTTTTCTATTAATTGCATAAACTCATTTGACATATTAATACCATGATGAAGGTTTAAACATTTTCTATGTATATCTCCACCAGATGGTTTTCTTATATCTAAAAATTCTAATACTTCAGGATGCGATACATCTATATAAGCTGCATAACTACCACGTCTTGTTTTACCTTGACTGAAAGCCATGATCTCACTGTCTACAACGTGTAAGAAAGGTATTGAACCTGAAGATTGTGATCCGCCTGAAGTACTTGTACCATCAGATCTTATATCACCCCAATAACCACCTATACCACCGCCTATAGACGTTAGCCAGGCGTTCTCAGTGTAATGTCCTGTAATACCTTCTCGGCTATCGCCTACATAATTTAAAAAGCAACTAATAGGCATGCCTCTCTTAGTTCCACCATTACTTAAAATGGGAGTACTATACATAAACCATAGTTTACTTGAGTAATCGTAAATTCTTTGTGCCATCTCATCATTATCTGAGTAAGCTTTCGCTGCTCTCATAAATGCTTCTTGTGGACTATCTTCTTCTGGTAATAAATATCTATCTTTAAGTGTTGTTTTACCAAAGTCGGTTAACAATTCATCTCTGTCCTTGTTTATCATTTTTATAATCCTTTATTGTGTTTTATAAATTTTGTTATTGTCCTTATTAATTTTATCTCTCGCTAATGCTGTAATGGAGCCCAGGTATATTACCAAGGCTCCAAATATTATATATCTAATTAACTTGTTCATCAGTATCGTTATTATCGGATGTAGCATCCTTCTCTAATGAGGCTAATTCAGATTCGTATTGTTCTCTAGGAGAAATAATACGTTCATCTTGTGATATTTCATTTACACCACTAACATCATCATAGTCAGTAGGTAAAGCATCGTTATTTTTAGCTAATTCAATGAAAGCAGTTCTAGGAATTAAACCCCCAGAGTACCATTCAGTAATTAACCTCATCCAATCAGCACCACGTGGAGCAGGATTGAAGTCACCAGATAAATTGAATCTAATATCAGTCTCTTTGACATCGATATCATATCTCCAGTTAATAAGATGTTTAATTATCTTTTTCATAGACTCAGATACCTTAGCATTCAATGTAGCAAGTGCTGCATTCTGAGAAGCGTTACGAAGTGATAGGGCAACACCAGATTGATCGGAGTTGTTAGGCTCTAGGCTTAACATCTTCACACCAATTCTAGTTAGTTCGTCATATCCATTCTTAATAGCCTCTTCCATGTCTTTTAAAGCGTCTGTAGGAGTCTGTAGTGTCTCAACAGTATCATCCTTATTAACAAACATCCAAGTACCAAGACCTTGCTTCACAAGATCGTTCTTCTCAGCTTCTGTTAATGAATCAGACTTAACCACTGGAGTATAAGTAGCAGATAAATATAATAAGTGATTTCTTCTACTTATTTTATTGTATAAAGCTATCTCTCTATTCACAATAGGAGTCATCATCGGATCTACCGTATCAACGGATCCGTTAAGTGGGTAGAAAGGAATGAAATCCATTCTCTCACCGTTTTTAAATAGGTTTTCATTGACACCTTGACTAACCCACTCATCAGTTAATTGATCAAATTGATAATCAATAGCACCATCAATGTATGAAGGTGTGTCCGATGTGTTTCTAACAAAGTTTTCAATAACGTATAGTCCATTTTCATCTAATTGATGTACTTGCACACTATCAACGTACTTAGGGTGATAAGGTGAGTTTCCATCGTACTCTAGAGTAAAATATCTTGTTATAAGTTGATCTAAAGTAACTTGACCTTTAAAGTTAGTTCCTGTAGACCAGTTAATAATGTTTTCAGCAGTGTGTAAGACAGGATAAGGCTTAACCTCTCGTCTATCTTCAGGGCTCAAGCTATCAAGATCAACATTTGGATAATCTATTTGTATCCAGGCTCTTGATGTTTGAAGTTCTTCCCATAAAGCACCACCTAAGAATGATAATAGATTAGATTTATCGCCACCTATGTCGTCTAGGATCCAGGCTTTGGCACCTTCGGGTGCATTATCTATTTCTAGTAAGGGTTGTTTACGTAATAAACCACCAATTATCATTTTTGAGAATTCTGATGTAACGCCAGGCACTTCAGCCTCGGCTTTGTAGAAATCGTATTGAGATTGTGTCATTGTTGGGTTAAAAGGCAATAATAGGTTATCACTGCTTGGTACACCATCAAAGTCCTTAGTATATGAAGGTCCTTGGATTACGGCTCTGTTACGTTTCCATTCGTTTACTTGACTTAGATACTCGTCATTAGGGTATCCAGGCCCTTTCTTAGTTTGTGTAGATTTAACTACACTTGAATTTGTATATTTCATTGTTTTTGTTGTTTCCTAAACATTAGTTAGATAAAGCACGGCTTTGTCGTGTTAAATATAGTTTTGATTAGCGTAATGCCAGATCAAGTTTATTTTGTTTACGCATATGTGTGTTTGCCCCAGCCTGAAATCCGCCCTAGGGGGTTGTACCCCTTCACGCCTCAGACCTAAAGCTTATTTACCCAATACCCCAGGCTATAAAACCCAACACCCACGCCCATAGCCCATAGCCCAGCGATCCCACGCCAATACTCATGATCCAGAGCCGTTAATGTTGTCGGTTGTAGGGTTGAGGTCTTGGGTCTTGGGG